GAGCCACAGCCCATGTCTGCAATCACAGAAAGGCTGTCTAGAAAGCTGTCGTAGCCATACAGCAGGTTTAGTATTTCTAAACTATGCTCGTGACTTAGATAATGGTTTGCGAATTGGGTCATGTAATACTTCTAATACTATTTTTTCTTTGAGTTGACGTAATCTGGGTTCAAGTTGATGGCAGGCTTCTGCAATTTCCAAATCCGATCCCCAACTGCGTTGTGTGGACAGATTGTAAGCCCATTTGGCCACTGCGTCTTTGGCTATTTGCACCTCAACTGTGTTGTGCATGGGACGAGCCTGACAGCACATGTCAAATTCTTCCAACAACTCATCGGCACGAGCTTTCCAATCCATCACAGCACAACATCCTCCATGCCTGCGGTACGCAATCTAGTTACATGGCCTATCATAAAGTTCTTTGACTCAAGTCCTTTAAGTAAGCCCAACCACTTGTTGCGTACCAAGGCAACTTCGTTTATGATTGTTTCAAAATCAACAACTTCATCTTCGCCATCCACATACTTTTCAGCATCGCGACTTGTCAACGCACGAGCGTATGCTTCCAGATACTTTTGAAAGTGCTTGCGACGAATTTTCCTTAACTGTATATTAAGGAAATTTAGCACCGCTTCAATCTCCTGTAGTTGATTAAAACGGTGTTCAGTGATACCGGGCAAGGTTGCGATGTTCTTTTCAAGGTGTCCCTTGACATTGCAATCGTACTTTGCCTCTACTAGTTCGTTTTCATAGTAGTTGATAAAGTCCGGTATTTCACCTAGATTTTGTACAATCCGGTTATACCACATTGTTAATCTTCGTAGTCGTAAGGTTCTTCGTCTTCTTCTTCACCGGCATACTCTTTGAGAGCTTTTTTTAGATTAGCATCAGTACCACCAAACTCTTTGAGTTCAAGATCTCCCAACAAATCTACCAGAATACTCATCAAGTTGTCTGCGGCTTCTTGACGATCCTTGACAGGTATATACTGTTTAAGCACAGTATACGTTTCACTCAACACATCAACTTCGATACTCATATTAGGCTTCCTCTTCTATTGTTGCCTCTGCAGGGGTTGCAATTACATGATGTGGGTTAGCAGTGAAGTCAGCCATTACTTGATCCAATGAACCATTGTCATTGCGTTCCCAGGCCTTACGGAACTGCTTGATAACCTTGCCATCTGTTAGTGTGTATTTAAGGCTGTTGCCTTCTTTTTGCAATAATCCTTTGCCTTCAAAAAGATCCACCAAACCTGAGTAGGGATTCATTCCGGTTTCATACGGAATCTTGACCTGCACTGACTCAAACGGTTTGGCATAGCGTGTTTTCATGATCTTGCAAGCGGCACGGATACCTTTGACTTCTGAAATCTTGTTGCCATCCTCGTCTTCTCTGAGTTTGAGTTTCTTCATGGCCACCACAATACTAGATGCGTAGATAAAGCCTTGTCCGCCTGAGATCTTGTCGTCGGGATCAAACATGTCCTGGCTAGCGTATGTATGATTGGTTGCAACCAGTCCAATATTTAAACTACCAAACATGTTTACACAATTACGAACCAGTGCTGTTAGTGCCTTGGGTTTACGACCCATGTCACCTTTCATTTCGCCTGCTTCAAATTGGTTAACGTCTGTGGGAGTCAGCAACATGCCCAAGCTGTCAATGATGAATAAGACCTTGGGACGCTCTGTATCGGGAATCGTTTTGTATTCCTTAACAAAGTCACTGATCACTTTGGCAACATCGTCAATCATGGCCATGTTGAGTTTTAACATCTTGCCTTCGTCAGTGTCCACACCCAGGGCATGTAACCATGCTTCATCCAGTGCGTTTTCTGTATCAATCAAGATTGGATAGATGCCTTGCTTCTGTGCATTGGCAACCAAGTTACCACTACAGATAAACGATTTACCTGCGCCGCTCTCGCCTGCAAACACGGTTACCTTGCCCATTGGGATACCTTTGGTAAAGTCTCCACTGATAAGATAGTTTAATGCAAAATTGTTTGTTGATATCCAGTCAGTTGGATCGTTGAAACCAACACTGATACCGTCAATTGCTTTTGTGATGTTTTTTCTAAATTTACTTACGTCGAATGGTTTAGCCATGATTAGTTTCCTTATATAAATGTTTAAAAGTTTTACGACTGTTTACGTTTCTTCGTCGGTCCAACTCTGCGAGCTGTCGTATGGATTCGTCAAAGTTTTTACTTATGGGTTGTTGTATGTATTGTAACATGTTTTGATAACTATCCTCAAGTAAAAATCCTGGTTTTGCCGTAATGCGTTGCTCTAATGTTGCCTTCACTGAGTTTAACACATTGTCTGGCAAATGTCTAATATTTAGGTAATCGGGGTTTAACAATGGGCCAATAATAAAACTATTATTATGGAATCCCAAACCTGTTAAGAAGTCAACACAATCAAAAACACTCTGGTAGTTCAACACGAAATGCAACATGTTGAAAGATATCTTGTGTCCCAACTTGCGTATGATATTTAGATTGTCTAGAAAGTCAGACCACCTACCACCATGTCGAATATATTCAAATTCTTCTTCAACAGTTTCTACACTCACAATCCAGTGAACATTTTTAAATTGGCAAATCTTATCAAACACTTGTGTGTCCACTTTGCTCAAATTTGTATTGATTCGTAATTGAGTAGTAGGACGAACACGATCCAACAGCTCTAAATTTTCCTTCATCAGCAAGGGCTCGCCTCCGGCCAAGTACACATGATCCAGTTGGTCTGCACGATCAAAGATATATTGTTTAAATGCATCCTTTTGTTCTTGAGTTGGCGTTTCTGTTACAACATTTAACTCACTGGCCCACTTGCTACTAAACTCTGGACCGCAATACACACAGGCAAAATTACACAAATTAGTCCACCGGACGTCAATGGTTCTTAAATCAAAATTGTTGGCATGGTAGGTATCCAATGGAACATGTTTTAGTTCACGTATGTAAAACACTCTATCGCTGACAATATCAAAACTTTTCTTACCCACTTCTAAATCATGACATGGTTTGCAGTTAGTGGGTTTTTCACCGTCAACTATTAGTGCTTGTCTAGCAAGGTTGCCCATCGACAATACTACCTGCTCTATTGGTGCATCTTTGATATTTCCCAGTAGGTTGGCACTACGTATACAATTTTTAACAGAGCCGTCAAAATTGTACATCAACCCAGTCCACGGCACTGGACAAAATGCAGAGTTGGTTAGCACATCTTTGGGTGTCATGCTGGTCCCAACGATATATCAGTTATGGTCAATCCATTGGCCTGTGCCATGTCTAGTGCGTGTACCAACACACCAGCCCAGTTGTCAACATTGGCCGCAGGCGGGACTGTTTTATCTGCACTGGTGGCGATGTTACCAGGACGTACAATAACCAAGTTGGGGCTACCTTCCTTGCCACGTAGTTGCATCACTGCTTGTTCTAACGCCACTTTCTGTATGCGATATTGATCCATGTCAGGCAGTACACTAACCGGATCTTGAGTCATCATAGTACTGATGTTTATAATAGTTTTGTTTGTTCCAGTCCATCGTCGGTGCATTTCAAACAATAGTTCAGTCTGAGCAAACCCTGCTTGTGCATTATTAACGAAAACATCACAAGGCTCAATAGCATCAATTACTCGCGGTAACACTTTGATATTAAATCCATTGCGCCGACTTAACCCAATTATCTCGTGGCCACGATCAGCATAGCATCGTGCCAGTGCTTGTCCTATGCCTGCTGAATGGCCGGTGATTGCTATTTTCACAGCATACCCCTGAGTTCTTTTTGTTTTTGTATATATGCATCAACTGCGGCTTGGTCTTTATTATTAACATCCAGCACTGCCGGCTCCTTGAGATACGCATATGAATGATCAATATTGTGTTCTTGAGCAAATGCCTGTATGTTGGGCAAATCATCTATATTAAGAATACTCACCGTGGTCCATAGGTTTAACTTAACTGGCATGGACTTATACGTTATTAAATTTTTATAGAATGTATCCCATTTAATGGGCCAACGCATAAACTCGTGTACCGCCCCAATCCCGTCACAACTGACAGTCACAGTAACTTCAATACGGTCAGCAATTTTTTCAAGTTCATGCAATACCACATTGCAATTTGTGTTAAGTCTAAGTGTTTTAAGATTGGGCGGCAAGTTGGCCAATATCTTTTTGTAATTTTTACTATAACTAGGTTCACCACCGTTGATATCCAGGTGACGGATACGATCTTGGGGCAATGACCAATAGCCACTGCTGTTGTTGATTATGGGAAATGTACGTCCCATCAATGAGCCAATTTTAGTACTACAGTCGGGGCCGCATGTTTGGCAGGCCGCATTACATACATTGTCTAATACACCACCGACTTGTAGGTAATCTTGTTGTGTTTCTGTTTGATCTAATTTAATAGCATACGTGCGTATGCTGTCTTTACCTTCTTTTTCAATCTGGGCGCACCTGACACACTCACTCGGAAATACGCCATTCATAAATGCTTGTTCCATATTTCGTTGCCACCAACTGTTGTTCATTTCAGTAAGTGAACTAAAATGTGGTGCATCAACCATGTGACCACACCGACTAACTGTACTATCGGGGTTGAATCTGACAAAATGGCTTAGTCTAGGGCACCACATAATTTTATTGAATACTCAATTATTTCTTTGTATACTTCGGGATAGATTTGTTTTATGGTTTGAATAATAGTGCCAAATGTAACTACTTGTCCTATTAATGTTTCGGTTAATACTTTGTCTATTGACAAGTAGAAGTGCAATCGATTGTTGTTCTTAAAAAATGCATCCAATGTTGGATCTACGGGCCTACTGTGCCAATGCTGATCTGTTATTTTATCGATTTGACTTATTGGTAGTAGTTGTATTTTACCACGGTTAAATCGTTGTAAATTTAAAAGCCAATGAAATTGTGGCACATAGTGTCTGTTTAAAAATAGGTATTCGTTGATAAATTTCAATGCGGTGTATCTATCAATCTTGGGATCTTCAGTTAGTGTGTATTCTAAATACGAATGCACCCCGGATAAAAATCGTTCGTACGGGTCACGCACAAACACATCAACTTGTGATATATTACTTATATCAGATGCTAGTTGGAATCCAGACTCGTATAAACTACTGCTTCCATTTTTGTAGATCGGAAAGACATACCGCTGTGAAGGTACTATTTCTAGTATATCACAGCGGTCGGGAAATATTATCGGATCGAGATACGATAACATCGCCTAGGCATTACTGCTTGTTACGATTGCGAATCATTGCCAAGATGTCCTCGGCTTTTTGACTAGACGGTTTCGCTGTTACTACTGGGGCAGTTGGTGCTGGGGTGTCGTCAGTATCAAATGGCGCATCGTCATCATGTACAACGGGTGCGACCACTACTGGACGGGCCTGTGCTACAGGAGCTGGTGCATCTTCTGCTTTTGCGGCTCCTTCCGGGACATTGAGTCCATAAGGCTTGTAATAGTTGGCCCAACGATCTGGATCGTAAGGTTGTCCATCTACGCTGGCTTCAAACATTTCCTTAATAACTTTAAGGTCAGTTTCTGAAGGACGCTTGGGCAAGAAGTCACTTAGATTGTGCAATCCAAACTGCTCAATCGCGGCCGCTTCAACCGCTGTAAGTGCAGACTCTTTGCGGCTCCAAGTACTAGTACTGTAG